TTTCTAAGTTATTACAAACTAATGAGAGTATGGATTTTATTCCATACTCTCATTTCTTTTTTTTATTAAAAAAAACTAGAAATATATATTATAAAGATAGAAATTCTATAGAAATGGAGGTAAACATTTGTGTATAAAATACAGATACTAACATCTAGTATAGTAATACATGATTATAAAAAAGGTAATTATGTTGACTTCAAAAAGAAACTATCTGTATGGCAAAAGACAAAAAATGGTGGAAACTATATAAGTTGGTTTGCTTATAAAGAAGACGAAGAAAATGAAATCATGTATATTCACAAGGGTATTAAGTTAACTCAGCTAATGTACTATTTTCCTAATCATGAACTAGAATATGATTTAAGTGGAAAACCTTGTAAATACATGAAACTAAAACTAACAGTACAACCTAGAAGCGATATACAAAAAGAAAGTATTGAATATCTCTTAGGTAAGGGTAAATTTTCTGAATTCAAGAATGAAACTCAGAAATTCCTATGTTTGAAACCAGGCGATGGGAAAGCACAACCAATTAACACTATTATTCCTACTCCTAATGGTTTCAAAAAATTAGGTGATTTAAATGTAGGTGATTATGTATTTGATAGAAATGGTAAACCTACAGAAGTTACTGGAATTTTTAGAAGAGGAAAACTGAATAATTATAAGGTTGAATTAAGTGATGGTCGAGTAACATATTGTAATGATGATCATCTATGGACTGTTAAGTATGCATCTATTGATAATGATACTAAGAAAAGAGTTATCAAAGAAAAAACTATTCCTCTTAGTGAAATTATGTCAAAGGGTATTCTTAATAAACAAGGTAGATATAATCATTGGATTCCTATGAATGGCGAAGTTGAATATCCAGAAATAACTCTACCCGTTGATCCTTATATTTTAGGTTGTTTTATTGGTGATGGATGTCTTACTGAAAAAGCATTAACATTAAGTGCAAAAGATGAATTTATTGTAGAAAAAGTAGCTAATATATTAGATTGTAAACCATTTAAATACCATGATTCTAATTATAGTTATAAATTTGAAATGAAAGAAAAGCTATTTTCAGAAGATAGTCATACGTACTATAAATATATTAGAACTAAAGACGTTTTTGAAAATGATAACTTCAGCCTAATTGGATATAAATCTGATAATAAGTACATTCCAGATATCTATAAAACTGCAAGTATTGAACAACGTTATCAATTAATTCAAGGATTATTTGATACCGATGGATATATTGGAGATAATGAAAGATGTCATGTTAAGTATTATACTATATCTAAAAAATTAGCAGAAGATGTAAAAGAAATTTTAATTTCATTGGGTTTATCAGCTACTATTTCTGAAGATACTAGAAAAAATAGAAAAGATTATAAATGCTATGTAATTCATGTTAATATTCCAAATTATAAAAAGACTAGACTTTTTTCTATACCAAGAAAAGTGGCTATTGCTGAAAAACACAAAAATGAAATTAAAAGAAGAGATTATGACTATATAGCTATTACTTCTGTTGAAAAAATGGATAATCAAGAAGAAATGCTTTGTATTAAAGTAGATAATCCAGATCATCTATATCTTACTTCTAACTATATTGTAACTCATAATACCTATACAGCCATAAACTATGTAACTAAGTCTGGACGAATTCCAATTATTATAGTTGATAATGATAAGATTTTAAACCAATGGAAAGAATCTTTTAAGAAATTTACAAACATTGAAGATGATGAAATGTTTACAATTTCTGGCAGTGCTACTATAAAGAAACTAATGAGACAGACTAATAATCCATATAAAGTATACCTAGCTAGTCATAGAACATTAGATTCTTATTGTGATGGTAATTGGGAATTATTGAATGACCTATTCCAGAAAATAGGTATTGGTGATAAGATTTTTGACGAAGCACATGTTGAATGGAGAAACATTTTCTACATTGATATCAATACTGATGTTAAAAATACTATCTATCTAACGGCAACCCCTGCTAGAAGTAATTACAATGAACAAGAAGTATATAGTCGTTTATTCGATGGTGTTGTTACATTTGGTTTAACTGAATCTAGAAATGAAAAGTATATTAGGTATATTGAGTATTTATGGAATACACACCCTACTGACTATGAAGAACTCAATATGTCTAATGCACATGGATTTGATAGTAATCGTTATAATGACTATCTACTAAATAAAAAATATGATAAGTACTTCAAAATGTTAAAACAACTTTTAAATGACTTATGGAATAAAGATCCTGAACAGAAAATAGCTATAGTTGTAAATTGTAACAACATGATTGAAAAACTATATGATGATTTTTCTAAATCTATCTTTATCAATAATGAAACAAAAAAAGCGAGAAAGATTAAAGTAGGAAGATTTTGTGGTTTAGTTGCAAAATCTGAAAGAGATAAAGAATTAGATAATCAATTAATCCTTACTACTTTAAAAGGTTTTGGTAAAGGCGTAGATGTAGATGATCTATGTATAGTGATCAATACAGTTAGTGTTTCATCAGCAGTATTAATGGAACAACTTTCTGGTAGACTTAGATATAAAGAAGGAGTAAAAAAGTACTTCATTCAATTAACAGATAATGGTTTTAAACAATGCCGAAATCATAGTAAAATTCGTAATAGGTTCATGCAAAAAGTTGCAAAAAAGAGTTATGTTTTGTCAGACAAAACATAAAACAAAAGATTACAAATTATGATGTAAAGAAAGGAAATACTAATGAATTTCGGTAATCTAGAAAAAATTGAAGAATTAATTCTAAGACCTTCTAAAAACTTTTCCATTAAGAATACAGTTGTTTTAGGAAGACGAAATTCAAAAAATGGAAATAGGATAGATTGTTTTAAAGAAAATTGCTATAAGAGTAACAAATACACTAATTATAACTATGTTGGAAGTCTTTACATGGAAAGTTCTGATTTCTTAGTCTTTTCATGTAAAGATGATGAATCTAATAAAGGTATAGAAATTTATAGTTCTTATCAGCACATAATGAAAATACGAAATGCATTTAATACTGTAGTTGAAGATTTAGATGATGCATTTGATACATTTGACGATGGTGTTATAGTATTAAAACCAGAGTATGAAGATTATGTAATAAAGATTAATAATCTAGTTGGTGGTCATTCTATAAGTATAGTTTTTGATGTAATTAATAATGAAGATGAGATAAGTAGTAAATATACTAAAGGTGTTACTATCTTTTTTAATGATGAAAATCTATATACTACAATTACGGATGAAGATTTATACGGAATTACTTATTTTATAAATAATTTTGATCTTTTATCTTCTTCTCAACATTTAAAACAAATGGCATATATGCAACAGATTGCTCATGCATTAGAATTGGAAAATATGGAAATGATGCCAGTAGAATATAGTTATGGTACTGGTGGAAAAATAAGTAGTGGTAAGAAACGAAACTTTAAAAAAGTTTCTAGCGATAAAGATGAATAAAGGGAAGGAAAGTAATTATGAATCAAATACAGCATGTAAAAGTTGATGATAAATTTATAAAGTTACACGATGAATTTGATGAATATTCAGTCGTTAAAGGTGATGCATACGTTGTAAATGACCAGATTTTTATTTATAGGGGAAAATATATTAAGAGTCAACAACCAAAATTGGTTGGACTTTATCTAAAAGATGATGGAAGATTTATTACAGTAGGTAAATCTACAATTACTGAAGATGATATAGTTAAAAAAGATGAAGGAACAAATTTGAATTCTATATTGTCTAATATAAGAAAGATGGAAACTGTTAGTAAAAAGACTAGTACTAATAGTGGAAAAATTTCTGTAAAGAAATCTTCTATATCTAAAGAAAAAAGAAAATTAGATAATAAAAAGAGAATCAAAAGAGAAGAAGTATTAAATTTTGCTATCTATAATGATGATGATCCTATGGTAAGAATTATTAAAGAAAAGATTAATTCTATTTCTTTAACAATGGCTGATATTTATGAAGCAGTTGAAACAGATAGTATAGGTTATAATCTTTTCTATGGACTTTCAACAAGACCTAATATGACTTGGAAAACTTTTGAAATTTGGTGTAATATTTTAAATGTTGAACCTAATCTAACTATAAAAGACAGGATCTAAATATTTTAAAATAAATAAACTCATATACCTATATATAGGTATATGAGTTTATTTTTATGAATTATTCTTCTACAAATTCTACTTCAGGATTAGAATCAGAAACTAATTTCTTTAATAGAACGAAAGAAGCACTGTCTTCATATTGAATCTGTCTATTGGACAGAATCTTTTTACATAATGCTTTAGAAGTAAGGAAAGCTTCATTATAGTAAGCACCTGCACTTAAATCAGGATCATCTACTAAAATAGATTCTTCCTCTTCAGTAACAACTTTTTCCTCATTTTCTATTACTGAATCTTCACTAACAAGTTCTTTTACTGCAGGTTCTTCTTGAACTTCTACAGTATTTTCAGTAACTATTTCTTCAATTTTTTCTTGTTTAGTTTCCTGAACAACTTCTTGTTTAGCAACTTTTACTTCTTCTTTTTTGAGATAAGGGGTAAAAGGAGCAACAATCTCTTCTTTTATAATTTTTTTTAAGGGAATATTAATGATTTTAACTGGATAGCCAAGTCTAATTAATTGATCGCAATGATCCTTAGTAATAAGAATTGGATTTCTAATTGGTCCTTGACCTAAACCAGGAATATAACCCTTTTTGTTTATAGTTACCTTAACACGAGCCAAGTTCTTTTTCACCTGCACTTTCTTTTACGGATTTATGATTCATTTTTATTTTTATAGTAAAAGTTTTCATATAATTCGTCTACTAATCATATAAAAATTTTTATTATATTTTTCTAGATATGAATAATCTAGTTTTTAATTATGCAAACCAATCAAGAATGCTATAAGATTCCTTTAATTCTTTCTTATCATCTTCGCATTCTTCGTCATCACATTCTTTTTCTTCTTCCTCAGACTCTTTATCGTCTTCTTCTTCAGAATCTTCCTCTTCCTCTTCTTCATCCTCATCTTCATCTTCTTCGTCTTCATTGGAAGATTCGAATAAAGCAGCAAATTCTTCATCTAAAGATTCCATATCGTCGGAGTCATCAGTCATTTCTTCATCAGCTTCAGCAACAGGTTCAACTAGACCGCCAACAGGACGCTCAGTATCCTTTACATCAGCTTCTTCAGCCTGCTCAATGGTCTCACCCTCATCAGGGCAGCTAACCTTTAGAAGAGTACCATCACATTCACTTTCCATTAGTTCCATAGCACCTAGAATATCACCCATTTCAAATAGGAAATCTACTGCTTCGTTACTAAATTCGTCAATATTTACAGGAGTCTTCTGATTATCAGCATAATCAACTTCCTTGTTTAGCTTAGTATCAGCCTCTGCATCACTAGCATACTGAGCGGAGAAGTCATCAGTAAAATCTTTAGGTTCTTGGAAATCAGTAGTATTGTCATTATCAGAGATAGGCTTCTTCTCAAAGTCATCCTCATAATCTACTTCATTCTGAAGATTAGTTACTAATTCATCATCAACTACAGTATCTTCAATGAATAAAAAAGGCATCTCATTCTTTAGCATTTCATTATTCACTCCATTCTCACTAAGATTTAAAAGTTTGTTATCAATAAAGTTTTCAAATTCAACATCTTCATGAATAAGTTCATAAAAATCTTTACTGTCTTGCTCATTTTGAAGTTCAGTATTGATTTGTTTGGAAAGATTATTTAACATAGGAGATAAACTTCCTCCTTTCGGATTTTTATATTTTTATGAATTTGTTAATCGGAAAATCTCATTTTTTAAGATAAAAATAAGACAAGGTACTAATAAGTACTCTCTAAATGTTGGGAAGAAATTGTGTTTATTTAAAATCTCTAATAACTCATTATCGATTACTAATGTTTTGTTAAAATGTTTGATAAGAATATTCTCTAAGAAATATTCTTTTCCATCCTCATATTGAATATTACTATTACAATTGATAACAAACTCTGATTGATGTGGTGTGATAAATGCATGACGTACTAAATGTTCAGGATCAGCTTTATCTATAAATCCATAATTAGTATTACCTAATCTGCCAAATACATCATCGTAAGATAATGAAATAGTTTTCTTAGCTTTGTAATTCTCATAAGTACTGTCTAATTCCTTAATAGTTTCATTATGGCTATCGGAAGGAACATAGCAAACTCTGTAATACTCATTGTAATCTAAGCTAAAAGGATTATTCGTAATATTCTTTAAGATTTCCATAGTAACCATATCTTCTAATTTGAAATAGTCGATATCATCTTCTTCTAATGCCTTATAGATAGTCATATCATAAAGCTCATAGAATGCAGGTGAATCAATAAAGATATCTTGAATGTAATAAGAACCTAAAAATGTTCTCTGAGTATTATCTAGAATACCGTTGTTGATTAAGAATCTAATTAAGAATTCATTATAGATGTTTTTATCATTATAACGATAAGTAAACACATTATACTTTCTGTTAAGGAAAGAATTAATGAAAAACTTTCTAAGTTTCTGAATGTAGTTGTTAATGTTTTCTATTAACTGGAACTTAGTTTCTTCTATAATTGGATTATTCTTAGTACCTATGTTATCATACTCAACTGAATATTCAGTCTCAACTTTTTCTTCTGCATCTTCAGTTCTATGATGAGATAACTCATACTCAATTTTATAGAATTTTTGACCATTTAGTTTATCCATTTCAATTTTAGTGACATGGAAAAGTAACTGCTCTTCCATGTAATCGATATGGAAAAAGTCATCAACATAAGGTTTTATAGTATTAGGTAGAATAACAGCTTCACCAGTTGATTCAGTATTTAAACCAAATGCTTCATCAATATCTATAGTTGGATTAGACTCAGAAGCTAAGTATAAAGGAAAATCATTGATTTTGTTATACTTAATTGGACTTTCATAACCTAATAAATCCTTAACTGTCTCTAGAGGTTGATCTTGCTCTGAAGCAGAAACATTCTTGTTATAGTAAGTTACAAAGATAGGAGTACCTTGTAAACGCTTAGATTGATAAGAATAAGTATTCTGTAAATGTCTTAGAATATTTTCATGGATTATCTTTTGTTCTACTAATCTTGCCATAGACTATATCTTCACCACTTTTCTATATTAGTTTTATATGGAAATGTTTAATTTATTGTTTGAATATATATAATAAAAGTAAGAAAGGGGATTTGATAACACTATGGAAAATACGATAAAGTTAACAAAAAAACATATGTTTGATTTTGAGTTGAAATACAAACACTTATTAATAGGATGTCATAATCATGTTTTTACAATAACTGAACGTACTAAATTGAATGAAGATATTTTTAAGTTAATCACAAGAGATCTATCACATAACTTCAAATACAATGGATCTACTATTTTAGAATTCATAGAAGATTATCAGGACATTATAGATTGGAAGCAACTAATATATTCAGAAAGAGCTTTTATCGAAACAAATTTAGAACTATTCGTGGATAAATTCAATAAAAACTTTGATGAATACCATTGGTATTGTATATCTATTCTTTGTAACGATGAAACTACAGATGAATTTTATAAAAAATATAAGGATAACTTAGACTGGCGGTACATATCACAACAGCGTAATGATATTGATTTTGATATAGATTTACTTTTTGAATTAAAAGACTATATAAGATTTGATATTATGTTAGATAGAATTGATAGACATGAAGAAAAACCTAAAAAGTTTGCTAAACATATAAAGAACTATTGTTTAAATCATATAGAAGAAATTTTATCTTATAATAGAAAGGATAACACTAATGAGGAGAACTCTAACTAAAAAACATCTATTCGATTGGGAGATGAAATATAAAGATAAAGTAAAGGAACAGAAATTTGACAAACTTACTTTAAGAAATTTTGATACTCTTATATATAAAAATCTTCATTATAGCTTTCAGAGTGATTATAACCTAGTTACTGAATTTATAGATGACTACATGGAACTTATAGATTTTGATAGATTTATCTATCAAAATTGGTATTTTGTAAATGAGCATCTTTACAAATTTGTCAATAAGTATGAAAAATACATCGGTGATAAGGGTTGGAGTCATATTCATGGTATGTTTAGTGTATACAACAATGAAAAATTTATCATGAAATATATTGATAGACTAGATATTCAAACGATTATAACAAAACATGAATTTTCTCCAAAATTATTACTCTTTTTAAAAGACAGAATGACTAAAAGACAGATAAAAGAAGTAATTTCTAAAATACGTTATCATAACGGTAGTGTTATAAGTCAGCAGATGTTAAAGTATACTGTAGACCATTTAGAAGAAGTGTTAACATATACTGGAAATAAAGAGGAAACTGATAATGAATGAAACGAAAGTTACTAAACAACATGTTTTCAATTTTGAATTAAAGTATAGACACCTATTAGAAGAATACATAACCAATGAATACATGTTTGGTGATGGATTAACTGTACATATGATAAACGATATAGTTTATGATGTAGTATATGCTTTTACAGATGTTATTCATATACCTGAATTTTTAGAGGATTATAAAGACTTAATAAACTGGCGTAGATTTCTTAGGAAAAATACTTATTGGGTTTGTAAAAATCTAGATAAAACAATTGAAATTTCAAATAAATACTTGGATAATGAATGTTGGAGTTTTATCTTAAATGAGTTATTGGTTTCTGGTAGGTATCATAGTATTAAACAAGATGAAGTTGAAGGATTTCTTAAAAAATATAAAGATGTTATAGATTGGAGTCAAATTGTTGATTATTCATTCTTTAATTTCAGTTTAGATTTCATTTTAGAAATGAGAGACTATTTAGATATCTATAAACTGATATATGAAAATGATGGTGATTTCAAAAGCCAAATGGTAACGTATGTTGAAGAAAATTTAGAAACAGTGATAAAGTATAAACGAGAGGAAAATGTAAATGGCTAAAAGAGAATTTACTAAGAAACAGTTATTTGATTGGGAGATGATTTATAAGAGTAAAATACCTAGTACTGAGACAAGTTTTACAAATATCAATACTCTAACTTTTAAAGCTTTGGATGTCATAACAGAAAATTTAGATAGAGTTTTTTATGGTAATAGAACTGTTATATTGAAATTCTTAAGTGACTATAAAAATGTCATAAATTGGCAAAGAGTATTTGGTGTTTCTTATTGGAATACTACCGTGAATAATAACCTAACTACAATTGTTAATAAGTACAATAAATACTTTGACAAAAAATGTTGGGATTGTCTAAGCAAGCATCCATATTTTTGTAGGAATGAGAAACTTATTAGAAAGTATAAAGATAAAATAAACTGGGATTCTATTTCTGAATGTCATGACTTTTCTCCTGAGTTCTATTTAGAGATGAAAGATTATATAAATCTAAAAATCCTTAAAACTAAAGTGTTTAATAGAAATTCTACGTTTCGTATTAGATCAAAACTAGGTGATCAGATTCTTAAGTATTTCTTTGATCATGAAGAAGAAGTACTTACATATGATCCTTCTAGTAAAAGTGAGGAGATAGTTAACCATGAAAAAGAAGTTATCTAAACAGGAAAAGTTTGATTTAGAGTTAATCTATAAACCATTATTCTCTACAGTATCTAGTATTGAATTATCTAGTTTTAAAGATGATAAAGCTTTTATCAATAAGTTTGTAGATTTTATAGATGAAATCTATAAGAATGATTTAGATGCTACTTATACATTCTTAGTTGATTATGAAGATTTTATAAATTGGTATCGTGTAACAAATGTAGCTCATGCTTTTATTAATCAAGATCCTGTACGCTTTGCAGATATGTTCCACGACCAATTTGATTTAGAAACAAGATGTTGGGAGAGGCTTTGTCATAATTACTTTTTCCATAGTAATGAAGAATTTATTAGAAAATACAAAGATAAACTAGATTGGGTTCTAATTTCTGGTTATCACGACTTTACACCAGAATTCTTGTATGAAATGAAAGACTATATAGATATGGATGTTATACTAAAGAATATAGATAAAAGACATAAGATTTATAGCTTTATAAGGACATTTATGGAAACTCATCTAAATGACTTTATTAATGACTATAGAAATGATAAGTTAGGAGAGAAACTATGAGTAAAGAACTAACTAAAATACAGAAGTTTAATCTAGAGATGGTTTATAAGCCAATGTTTTCTTCAGAATTTAAAAAAGTCATTAACCATATTTCTATTGATGATATTTTAAAAGATGACCATCTCTTTCTGGAAGAATTTTCAATAGAAATGAACTGTTTCTTTAAAGATAATTTAGATAAAATCTTTGAGTTTATAGATTTATATAAAGATTGTTTGACAAATAATGCTTGGATGTATATAGTAAGTAATAATCATCGTATTAGCCATTTGATGTCTAGAGAAACTATCGTAAGTATAGCTGAACGATATGAGTCATATATGACTAAAAATTGTTGGGATCAAATATCAAATGTAATAAGAAATAATGATGATTTTGTTAGAAATTATAAAGATAAACTAAATTGGAAACGTTTATGCAAAACATATAGATTTACAGAGGACTTTTTAATTGAAATGAAAGATTATATAGATCTGAAGAACTGCTTTAATAATTCCAATTTTAGTAAGAAAACTAAACTTAAGCTAATAAAATATCTACAAAATCATATAGAGGAGGCGTTAAATGAGACTAACTGAAACAGAAATACAAAGTCTACAAAACTATAATTACACAAGTAACTATCAGACTAAATACGAAACATGGTGGAATCGTAAAGAGTACTGGAAGGATATACAAATACATCAAAAACTAAGCAGCAAATTCATAGACGAATTTGCTGAGTATTTAGACTTTCAACTCATATCTTCAACACAGGTACTTTCAGAAGATACAATAAGAAAGCATTACGATCAACTAGATTGGCATGATTTATGTATGAAACAAACTCTCAGTCAAAGTTTCATAATTGAGTTTATTGATTACATTGATTGGGATATGGTTTCATACTATCAAAAATTATCTAGAAAATTCTTAGTCAAATACAAATGGTATTTGAATTGGTGCAATGTATTTAGAAATAAGGAAATTTCAGATAAGGTTAAGGAAATGATTATAGATAGTATAAAGTACTAAAATGGAGATACAAATATGGATTACAAAACTATAACTAAAAGTACTACTATGAAAGAAGCTGAAGAAATTCTTAATTCAAATGGTATAAAGACTCCATTTGGTTGGGAAATAGCAATTGGAATGTTACTAGAAGGACATGATCATATAGAAATAGAGGGTTACGGCTCATCTGCAAACTTTATTCTAGTAGATTAAAACGAACAATAAAATCCATTAGAATAAAAAATAGAAAGATGAGATTTTATGATTAAAGAACTTTTTACAATGTCAGTTTTAGTATTTTTCTGTTCAAGTTTAGTCAATGTAGTTATTTCTACTATGAAAACAGTATTGACTGTTAAAGCTAGTAAACAAGTAGCTACATTTATCAACTGTCTAAACTATACCATCAATACTGTTATCATCAAACAAATTTCAGAATGTGATGTATGGATTGCTGCCTTAATTACTTTCTTTACAAACCTAATAGGTGTATACTTTGCACTTTGGTTGATTGATAGATTTAAGAAAGATAAGTTATGGAAAATATCAGTAACTATCAAGGATATTGAAGTACTTTATAAGGTTGTAGATATCTTAGATACTAAAGATATCCCTTATACTTATAGATCTATCTACTATAGTAAGATGAAAAAAGGTGGACAACTTGAAATCTTTGCTAAAGGCAAAGAAGAGAGTAAACTAGTAAAGGAAATCTTAGAATCTGTTAAGTGTAAGTATGATATAGTAGAAGCTATAAGAACAGAATTATAAAAAAGACTAAAGGGAATTAAATCTCCCTTTAGTCTTTATTTTTTTTTAGAATTCTAGTTCATCAGCATGGCTACTAATCCAACCACGATAGTTCTTAGTTAGTTTACATACTGCAGATCTAGGATCATCCTTAAAATGTTCTATGTATTTAACAAAACCACTATGTTCAGGATGTTCATATAAGTCAATCTGACCACTATGTCCTATAACAATAACCTTACAGTCATCATGAATTCTAGTTAAAACTTTCTTTAACTGATCACCATAGAAATTCTGTGTTTCATCAACTATTATAATCTTATTTTCAAAGTTACAACCACGTAGATAACTATGTGTTAATACATCGATATACCCAGTACCTTTCTTTTGGTTCATTATATCCATCTGATTAACAGTTGTATTAACATCTACATTTAACTTGTTTAATGCTTGAAAGAAAGGTTCAAAATAAGGTGCTGATTTTTGATCGATGTCACCAGGAAGGAAGCCTATTTTGCTTTCTTGGGTAGGAGCAGCTACATAGACAATACCTTTATATAATCCGTATTTTACTAACAGATTAGCAGTAGCAGTAGCAATCATTGTCTTGCCAGTACCTGCTTTTGCATCAACAAAGATTATAAGCTTTTCAGGATTCCAAATAGCATCTCTAAATGCAGTTTGTTCTTCATCTAAAGTTAGTCCATAGAAAATATCGTACTTTAGATCACTAGGAGGATTCTTCTTAAAATCCTCTTCTCTATAATAGTCTCTTTTTGCCATAGCTTTATAAGACTCCTTCCGTATTATAAAAAATAAGTAATAGTATTATGTTTACATTATTCAATTTTTATAATTTTTTGTTTTGAGTGAAACAATCTTTAATGTTTTATATGTAAAACTACCAAACAACATTCAATTAATTCAATAATTACTAAAGGAAAGGAGGAAATCTTTTCGTTTATGAATACTACTTCAAATAATTCCTATATCATAGATGCTCAAACTGATAACAAATCTTTTAAACGAATGTATAAAATCCTGAAAGCTTTAGGTATAAAGAATAACAAATTCTTCCTAAAACTTTATGATAAGACCTTACAAGGTGTAAATCCTAGAGATGAAGCTAACTTAACTAAAGAACAGAAAATACGTATTTTAGCTGAAATTAGACGTAACCCTTGGTATTTCTTAAGAGAAGTTGTTATCCTTGATGTCGCTGGTGGTAAAAAAAGATACGAATTGCATCGTGGTAATCTTGCTATTACTTGGTGTATGGTTAACAACTTCAACTCTATATCACTACTACCTCGTCAGCATGGTAAAACCGTATCATCTTTATGTATGTTTGAATGGTTTTATAGATTTGGTACATTGAACTCAAATATCCTATTCATGCATAAAGACTTTGGTGGTAGTAAGAATAACCTAAAAATCATTAAGTCTATAGATGAGAACTTACCATCTTACTTAAAAACTAGAGATAAACGAGATGTAGATAATCTAGAGTATATAACCAATACTGCTACTGGTAATACTATTCGTGCATTATCTTCAGCTACATCAGCTAGTGAGTCAGATAAACGTGGTCGTGGTCTCACTGCACCATTAGTAATGTGGGACGAGTTTGCATTCCTTGGCTTAGGGTTTTACGGTAGAAATATCGTATCAAAATTTCTTTAATTGTTGGAAATTCTATATAGATAATCAACAGCTAAATTTTTCTTTTAATTCTAATTTCATTTTAAACTATGGGAAAATATACAACTGAATGGTATATTTCAAGTCTTGATGATTCTCTTAAAGAGGAATATGAAGTTCTTGGTGAATATACAAAATGTCATGAATCAATAAAAGTTAAACATAAAATTTGTGGTAATGTATATGATGCTCCTGATGCTAATGACTTTAAACGCCATAAAGCTAATTGTCCAAAATGTGGAGCCATTAACAGAATTATTAATAGAAGTAATACACAAGAAGATTTTGAAAATAAAGTATTTGAATTAACTGGTGATGAATATACTGTTATCGGAGATTACATTAATGAACATAGAGATATTGAAATGAGACATAATACATGTGGTGAAGAATTTGAATGTACTCCTTCAAATTTTATATATCCTGCATCTGGCAGAACTATAGGAACTAGATGTCCAAAATGTTCCGAGATAAGTAGACGAAAAAATAAAACTACTGATCCTAAAGAATTTAGAAAAGAATTTGAAAAGATTAGTAAAGGAGAATATGAACTTTTATCAGAATACACAAAGATAAAAGAACCTATAACTGTTAAACATGTTTTATGCGGAGCTGAATATCCTATTATAGCAAATAGATTCATTAATGGAGATAGATGTAACTGTTTATTTTCTAGTAAAGCAGAAGATAAAATTCGTAATTGGTTAACAGAAAACTCATTTAACTTCATAGCAGAAAAAAGATTTGAAGATTGTAGAGATAAACATACTTTACCATTTGATTTCTTTTTACCAAATTTAAATATTTGTATTGAATATGATGGTATTCAACATTATAAACCAATAGATTTTGGTTGTAAAGATAAAGAAAAAGTTGAGAAAAAATTTAAAACTATTCAGAAACATGATCAAATTAAGAATGAATATTGTAGAAATAATGAAATTAGATTAATACGAATTCCATATACAGAATTTGATTCTTTAGAAAGGATATTGGAAGAAGAATTAAAAGAAAATTAGTTTAACGACTATTACGTACATTACAAGTGTAATGGAAATAAGAAAAACCTATAATAATGGTTTTGATATAGTCTAATCTAGATAGAAATATCTAGTTAATTATAGATGTAACGAATCTATACAAATATGAATGAAAGTACAACAAAATAGTTTTCCAAGCAGCTGCACCTGCACAGTCTCAGGCTAGAGTTGAAGCTAGAAAAAATGGTTCTTTCTATGGAGCTACCATTATTACAACCCCTAACAATATAGATAACAATCCTGAAGCTGAAGGAACTTGGTGTAAGTCTGAAATGGTAGAAAAAGCTTGTCGCTTTGATGAGTGTATGTATGACTGGACTGTAGAAGAAGTTCAGGAATGTCTAGATAAGAAATCCGATAATGACTTCCTCTATATAGAATTTTCTTACAAACAATTAGGTAGAGATGAAGCATGGTACAGAGAAAACTGTCGTGCATTGAATAATGACCTATTGAAAATTAAACGTGAGATTCTACTAGAATGGACTAAGGCATCTGATGTTTCAGTATTCTCAGAAGAACAATTAGTTGCAATTGAAAAACACCTTAAAGAGCCAGTAGCTATGATACCTATAGACAAATTCTGGAAAATCGATCTTTATACTACGGATATAGATTATGATAAACCTTGGATAATATCCTGTGACGTTGGTACTGGTTTATCACAAGACGCATCAGCAATTACTATTTTCCATCCTATGACATTTGAAGTTATAGGTGAATTCAGAGAAAATAAGATAAACACTGATGACTTTAAGAATCTACTTGTTAAATTAGTTGGTTTCTATTTCAGAAATTCTATGGTAGTAATAGAAAATAACTCTATTGGTATTGCTATATTACAAGCTTTAATGAAAACACCTATAGCTAGAAACTTATACTATGAGTATAAGGATCGTAAAGGTACTAAGATAGAAAAATCTAAAACTGAAATAGTTCATGTTAGTAAAAAAGAAAAAGTTCAGATTTATGGTGTAAGTACTACTAGTAATTCTTCTGGTAGTGGTTCTCGTGACTTAATGCTAGAAATCTTGAATGATATGGTTAATGAAAATCCTGAGAAATTAGCAACTCCTAACCTTTATTCAGATATAAAGGGATTAGAACGAGACAATAAGGGTAGAAAATTTTGCTCTTTTATAAATTTTCTTAATTGCTGGAAGTTCTTATATCTTATATAAGAAAATCAGCAGCTATTAAAAACGTATGTAAAAAAAAAGAGACTCATATAGAATAAGTCTCTTTTTATGATTGATTATGCTTCTTTTGCATTATTTGCAGTTTCAGCAGTATTTTCAGTATTCTCAGTTACTTCATCTTCCTTGGTGGATTCGGTAGTATCTTCGACATTCTCAGTTTCAACGGTTTCCTTTGCAGCTTTCTTTGCCTTAAAGGTCTTAACAACCTTGTCAGATCCCTTGACACCAGCATATGTGCTAGCACCGAAAAGGATACCAGTACCAACAGTCTTGAGAATAGTTCCAATAACGACCTTTGCAGTAATACCAGCGATAACAGTAATCATAATAACAAGCTCCTTTTTATGTTTAAAATTTTTTGAAGATAATTTCAATCTCTTTATCTTCTTTACTATAGTTATAATATATAAATAAAAAGCTTAAAAATACGTTTTTAATAGTTCAACGACTAAAATAGTACATTATGAGTATAATGGAAATAGAAAATGTTTATTACATAAGTAATAAACAAAGATATAGTCTCGGTCACTATGGTTACATAGTGCATGACATCTTACAAATGTCAAGACAAGATAAAGAAAATCGGTCACTCTCTTGGAGGACATGACGATAGTCTCTTCTCTTACTTAGTTGGTAGATATGCATTAGCTTATGGTACTAACTTATCTAGATTCCAGATGCCAGTAAATGGTAAAGCACCAGCCGATAGAAAATCTAGTATGGTTAGAATGGCTCATAACTTAAAAGAAGCTAATACTAATTCAGCTAGAGTTAGAGCTAGTAAAGCTAGTAGCTATAATGGTTTAGCTAATGACATGATTGAAGAATCTGCTTATTTGGACTTGAGAAAGAAAATAGATGGTGGTGGAAAAATAGGAACTTATACTATGTTAAGTCAAATAGAAGAATTGAATAAGATTGATAGATTTGGTTCTATAGGACATGATCTATGGGAAAAGAATAAATGAAAGTAGAGGAATATCCTTAATTGGATATTCCTCTAAAAATTATTCCTCTACAGCGTATTTAAAAGATTTAACCATATCGATTAATTCTTTATACTGTTCATCAGTTAATACTTCTTTATAAAGATTTACTCTTCTAATAGCTTTACGTTTTGCATCTTTTGCTTCATCTAAATCAGCTGCAATGTCATCATCTAGATATGTGTTTACAATGCTATTTTTAAATTTTTCAAATGATCCATATTTTTCTTTAAATTTCTTTTGAATTCCTTTAGATTCTTTATCTTCTTTCTTATTAAGTTCTCCTAATAAATCATCTAAATCTTTACTATTTTTTTCTTGTTGTTTCTTAATATCTTCATTGCCTTTTTTCTTATTAATTTTTCCTAATAAATCATCTAAATCTTTACTATTTTTTTCTTGTTGTTTCTTAATATCTTCATTATTAACATCTTTTAAACGTTCTAATACTTTATTTAATTCATCATGTCTAGCCTGACTTTTTTTACTAAAATCTTCTTTTGTTTTTCTTAAATTATCCATAGCTTCTTTTTGTTTTCTAGTATATTCTTTCATTTCTTTTTCTCTCTTTACTTTTTCTGTATTATCAGTAAAGTCAATTTTTTCAAGAGTATATAGAATCTTAAAGCTAGCATTCATAATTTTCTGAATATGCATAATACCTTTATTGATGGTACGTTGATAGTAAGTAGCATCTGCAGTAGATTTAACATCTTCACTACCAATTAAACGAGCTTTTTGTTTAGCATCATTTCTGCATTTTTCTAATAGTCTAATCCATTCAGGAGCTTTTTGCATAGTTTCATATGCATTAATGATTAGCTTAGAAAAACCTTTAGTACGATAGAAGATAGCATCTCCAGAATCAGGTGTTTTATTAGGTTTAAATGAATCAAACATTTCTAAAGCTTTTTTAGCAGCTTCATTATCACCACTGGTTAATTCACCAAATACTTTTCTAATTTCTGTATCATAAGCATTATTATTTAGAATAACGTCAATATCCCATTCAGTAAGTCTTAACTTACCAGTATTTAGTTTAGAAACATCTTGGTGACCGTCACTATAACCATCTTCATATTTCTTATTTTTAAATTTAGTTTCAACATCAAATGATGTACCATCAGTATTGTATAACTTTGTTATTTTCTGTAACTTTTCCTTAATATCTTTTTTAAGTAGGAATTTTGTTTTGATATTATTGATAAATTTTCTGATTTCAATAATAAATCTTTCAATAGTAATTACAATCTTATTCCAAATAGCTTTTAAAGTGGCCTGTACTTTATTTTTATATTCTTCTTCAGCTAGCATCATCATATTACTATCTTCATTAACAATACAAGCATGTTCACACTTGATCATCTTCATATCTAATTCATATAGAGTATTTTGATACTCTAATAAGTATTCATAGGATTCATTAACTAGATTATCTAAAACCATTTTTATCACTCTCTTTCATTAAATTTGATTATCATCAATAATCATATGTCTTATGTAATTGTTTTTTTTTTGAATTTTATAAGATTTTCAAATATATATTCTATATTTGAAAAAAATAAAAGGGCGGGATATAGCTAATGAAAAAGTTAACTAAAAAACAGATATTCGATCTACAAGTTGTTTATAACTATAAAGATGTTACACAACATCCAAATATGGAATGGTGGTATAATAAGCATTATTGGTGGAATATAAGTAAAAAATATAGACTTTCAGATGAATTCATTAGAGAATTTAAAGATTATGTAATCTGGTACTTTATATCAAAATATGGTGACTTGAATGAGGATTTTGTATATGAATTTAGAACAAGAATATCATGGTTTGAATTCTATCAAAGTCAAGAAGATTTAGCAAAAAAGTTTTATAGAATTAAAAATGAATTTAGTGAATAGAAATTCACTAAATTCATTTTTTTTTTGTTATGGTTCTATTGGAAGTCTAGAAGAAGTTATTTTGATGTTTATCTTATAACGTTTTATTAATTTAGCTAATAGAATAAAGAACTTATTAAAATCTTGTCTAAATGTTCTACCAGCTGTTTCATTAATAGATTTAATAAGTTTTTCTTCTAAATTTTTAGGAAGATTTCCTTGTAAATTTGAAAAATGTAAGTTTTCTTTTCCAAACTTAGTGATATAAAAATCTTGTAAGAAACTATCGATCAATTGACCATAACTAAATTTGTTTTTCTTTTCCCAGTAATTAACTCTATGAGTTAAATTATAATACTTTTCTGCTATAATGCCTATTTCAATATCTTCGCTAGATAAATCATCAATCGTATTACCGTACTTATCAGTATGATATCTAGTACCATTAGTTATATTGTTTCCGTTATTTCCACTGCTATAAAAATATAGTAAATGAAGATATATGTTGTCTTCTAGTTTACCAGTATTTAGTAATTGTAATATTTTATCATCACTTACATTACTTTTAACTAATTCTTTAATTACACATTCTCGTACTACGTAATCAACAGCTTGCTTTTTCTGTTTATATAATATAGTAGATTTTTTAATTAAGTTATCTAAAAAGTTTATATATCCCAGTATAGACTTATGTGTAATATCTTTATCTGAATATTCATCTTTTAATCCTTCAATAGATGTTATTTCAGTATCTTCATTTTTAATATTGTTTTGAGCTATTAACTGCTTTTTATATTGAATGAGTTTTTCTATAAATTTTTTTAAAAATTTTCCCTGTTTTAAAATATCTTTAGTATTTTTTATTTTATTAAAAGTATCTTTAAATCTATTTAGGTCATTAACTATATTTGTATCATAGTTAGTTACATTCACATTCTTAATAGCATAACATACTTTAAAACAAGCAGTCATAATAGACTGAATATACATAATACCTTTATTAATCATTCTCTGGAAAATACTAGCTTGGAAAGCAGCATTTCTATCAGGGTTAGTATTAAACACTAATCTAGATTTCTGTTTAGCTTCATTACGTAGCTTTTCAAATAAACCAATCCATTCAGGAGCATATTTAGTTAAAACATTATAAGTATTCACTATCTCATTTTTAGTTAGTTTACTATACTTACTAGTATGCTTACTATTTTTAAACTTAGAAAAATTTTCTAAAGCTTGTTTAGCAGTAGTTTCATTAAATTCCTTAGTTTCAAGTATTGTATTAAGTGACTCCACTAGTTTATTATTAAAAGTTTCAGGATCACTTAGTATTATAAAAGCATCTCTAGATGTCATACTAGATTTTTCTAAGGAATTGATTTCAATTTCTCTTTCATTAACTTTACTAGCTTTGTTCTCTTTAAACACTATATCATTAAGATTTTTAATAAAGGCTTGATTGTTTATAACACTATCCATACTAGCTTTAAATTCTTTACTTAATAAGAAAGTATTTCTAAATCTGTTAATTATCTTTCTCATTAGAATAATGAATTCTTCTAACTTCTCTATAATCTTATTCCATATAGTTCTAAGAGTATCTTTTAGCTTAGAATTATATTCTTCTTCAGCTAGTAATAAAGTATTGGTATCTTCATTTATAAAACAAACATGTTCGCATTTGATCATCTTCATATCTAAATTATGTAGAATATTTTGATATTCTAAAAGATTCTCATAAGAATCTTCTATTAAACAACTAAAGTCCATATTGACAGAATCACATCCTTATATTTGTTTATGTCCATTATGGAATTGTTTTTCTTAATTTTTCTATGTTCCAACATGCTTTCAAAAAAAAAAATGATAGTTTACTCCATAAATCAAGTAAACTATCATTTTTAGAAACAGTAGTTATTCTTCTTCAGAATCCTCTGCTTCTTCATCATTTTTTTTCTGTCTCATCATCGTCAGTCTTAAACCATCTTTCAGTAAAATCTTCAAGTTTTTCAGAGAAAGAATTAAAGATACCAGTAAGTGTATCTTTCATCAACATTATAAGAATAACAATTTTCA